TGGACCTGTGTGACGATACCATCACACAAATCATGGCAACGAACGCTACTAATGTAAGCAACGCTGTTCCAGAAATGGAAGGACATAGTGTCCCTCAAAGGTTTACCCGGTTAGACTTTCTCATGAACTTTAAGAGAAAGACTTTCACTCAAGACTCTTTCGAGTGTGAGTTTAAGCTTCCCTGGGAAACCTTTCAAAAGGTTACTGAGGCTATGACGTGCATATTGGAGCTGTATAGAACATACGGTTTCAAGTTCCTGCCACAACCTCAGGTGTGGATTGATAAGAAGAAAAACAAAATGAACTTCGTTGATCTCCAAAGGATCATTTTATCAAGCCACATTTACGACAAAACAACAATGGAGATATTCCGTTATTGTCAGTCAAATGGTAAAGACTCATGGGTCAAATTATTTAAGTGGAAATTTGCTGCGTTCTTTTCTGAAAAGAATAAACAGGATATACCACCAAGACCATGGGGTGAAAATCATCTATTGGGCTCTTTTTATAAGCCAGGTTGCCTGTTAACAGGACCTTTTCATGATTTTTACTACACACTTCCTAACAAGAAGCGTGAGACCTTTAATTTGACAGTTCTTTCTCTTAAAAAAGGAATGCCCTCTGTTTCTAAAGACTTAATTAAATCTTCAGTAGACTCGACAGTTGCCGCTCTCACTTCTCCAGACCAGAGAATTGAGGATGACAATGAAGAGCGTGTTTTATACACAGAAACATGGCCCATCTCTGAACACTTTCATGCTGCTCAGAAGATCACCACTTCTATTTCTGAAATTAAAAAACAGATTAGGAGGACAGTGAGAGAACTTTACACAGGACGATCCTTTAAATATGAGGATTTGATAGAGCCCTTCTTTCCTTCAACCTCTGCTAATTATATTCGTAGCAGGGCCCAGGATGGAGCTGTAGGTACATTTTATGATTGTATCCCACAGGCGGGGCAAGGGGATTCTGGAATAGACATTGGTCTTAAGACTGTGACACTGACTCATCGGGAGTCAGAGCGTTATGGGCACCAGGGTCTACGAGAGAATCTTAACTATCAAAAATTGCGTGAGGCTGCCTTAGAACCTCAGGAACAAGGCACCGCAATCGTCCTAGACGATACGGACTTTCGACGAAAATTTGAGCGTGACTACTGGATCATCTGGGCCTTAGCTCAGAAAGAAGAACCCTTAGTAACTGCAGTTGGACTCGCGGAAGCACTTAAGGTGCGTGTTATTTCCAAAGGTCCACCTAAATTGTATACCGCACTCAAACCAATTCAACGTTGGTTGTGGGGGGTCTTACATAAGGAGACTGCTTTTTCCTTGATTGGAAAACCCATTGATGAGAATTATATCAATGAGTTACTATGGGACTTCGATCCTTATAAACATCAACTAGTGTCGGGCGATTATGTCGCCTCCACGGATAATTTAAAATCCTGGGCTTCTGACACCGCGGTTGATGAGTTAGTTGATATCCTCGAAGAAGAACTTGAGGATTGGGAGTTCCCTTTCAATTTTACAGGTGAACTCCGCACGATGTTACATCGTGCACTAACTGGTCACATATTCGTCGTGGATGAAGGTGAGGACGGAGAGAGGCATTTGAAACAAACGAACGGACAATTAATGGGGTCCGTTGTCTCTTTTCCGATATTATGCATCATAAATGCGGCCCTTTGTCGCTATGCAAAAGAATTATCCCTTCATGGGACTCCTTTGCGCGTCACAGATAGACGTTCACGCGACTTGCCAAGATGCTCTGCAAACATTGCCATTAATGGCGACGATTGTCTCCTCTATGGACATCCTGAGAAACTCAGGCCCATTTGGGAAGGTGTTTGCAGCCTTGCCGGATTAAAATCCTCTCCAGGCAAAACCTACTTTTCTAATCGGTTTTGCACCCTTAACTCACGTCTCTTTAAGGTCAAAGAAACTTCCAAGGATGAGTTCCACTTCAAAGAAGTTAAGTTCGTTAACTTCGGACTCGTTTTTGGAAAAAG